GCCGAACATCTGCCTCCCTAGCGCGAGGAGGGTCTCGCGATCGGAGGCGTACTTGATCAGAGCGGGGTAGGCGCCGAACATGCCATCCCTCTCGTTGAAAAGCTCGCCGATGCGCTCGGCGATTGAAGCGGCCTCGGTATCCGCCAGCAGACCCGCATCCCCTTCACGCGCGGCGAACATCAGATTGCGCGTGTAGAGGCCGATCGCGCGCCGGGACACGAACATCGTCCGATTCTCAGTGTTAGGAAGCAGCATTCCTCACGCTCCAGTGTAGCTCCCGGTGAACGGGAGAGAGAAGGGATCAGCTGAGGGGCCAGAGGCTGAGGCCTCCCCAACGGTGCGCCACTCGCGAGAGGGAGCGAACCGGGAGGAGACCAGATATCGGCCGGGGCCTCGGATGAAGATCACCTGGCTCACCACACCCTTGAAGTTGTCTGCCCATGCCTGCAGCGTCTGTGGATCCTCCTCGAGGGGATTCAGCGTTGCGACCAGGATCTGGTCCCACTTGAGGAACGCTCGGCTCACGGCTGTGAGAAAGGCGAGTTGGTCCTTGGGCATGCCCTTCTTGGTGATGAACTGGGAGCCTCCGGCGGTGGTGAGGTATTTGAGGCTGTCCAGCCACAGGATGCGGAGACTGGGAGGAGGGTTCCAGACGCGCGAAAGTGCGCCGGTTAAGGTCGCCAGTGTCAACCCGGCGTCAGTGAACCCAGCGCGCTCGTCGTCCGGCTCTCCCCAGGCGAGCGCCTGAGAAGGGATGGAAGGGCGCATGGGGTGTCGCTCCAGCGCTTCCATGAGACGCGTGAGCAGGAAGGTTTTACCGCTTCCCGAGTCTCCAAACAGCAAGTTCAGTCCGGGTCGGAGATCGAAGAGTCCCAGGATCTTGCCCTCGTGTTGCGCCTCCAGCTCGAGCCGGGTGCGCGTGGTCGGAGGGGTCACGCCCGGGTGCAGCAGTCCGAAGGTGAGGCCTTCCTGGGGCCCTGCGGCGGCCACTCCGTTGCGGAAGTGGGTCCCGTACCACTGCACCACCACCTGACGGGGGTTCAGCTCCGCCTCCAATCGGAGTCGTTCCCCTTCCTCGCGCTTGAGCTCAGCTTGCTTCCGCAACTCCTCCAAGGGGAGTGCGGACGTCGCGAGACCTCCTGAGGTTCTTCCGTCCACGTTAGCTCCTTTCCATTAGGGTTGATGGAACGCCGATTTTCGTCATATCGGCTTCAATTTTCTCCAGAGGAATGGTCAAGAAGTAGTCCTCCAGGAGTCGGCGAGGGACCGCCCGTGGGTCAACCTTGTAATGGATGACACTGGGGTCCTCAATGAAGCTGACCGCAGCGAGATTGAGAAGTTCCCCGGGCAGACTTGGGATCTCCCCTTCCCCGACCAAGTCGTCCATGGTTACGCCCAGCACCTCCTTGGCGGTCATCTGCATGAGACGATCTGCGTCGCGGAAGGCGGGGTTCTGGCTGTACCAGAACTTTCGCACGTGGTAACCAAAGCCCCAGTATCGACGTGACCGATGCGTGATTGGCCGCTCGGGCGCCAGGAAGTTGACGAAATATGAGTTCAGCGAGGGTAGGGCGATGATCTTACCCGGACCCCCACGGCAGACGATCATCCCTAGGAAGGCAGCTGGGTCCTCCAGGCGGATCCTGAACCAGGGATGACGCTCCTCCCGTAGGTAGGGCAGAAGCTTCTGGTAGTAGCCCAACCCGCTCTGGGTGAAGCCTAACAATGTGTCGTCCCCCATGTTGAGGATGCGTACATCCGGATGCCTCCCGGTCAGCAGCTGTCTCCAGGTCTCGCGGGGAAGGGACATGCCTACGTCCCTAAGCAGCTTCAAGATGAACGCGAACCCAGTGAGGAAGTTGCAAAGGGAGTTGTGGGCAGCCCCCGAATCATTGCCTACCTTTAGATCGAAGGTAGCGGGGTCGAAGGGATCCCCTAGAAAGCGATGACCTCGCCTTCCCAGATAGTCCATGCGCAGGAGGATGGGACTTCGGACGAGGGTCAGACCTAAGGCACGATGCGCATCGGGGATGCCGGGAAGCGTCCTATAGAGCGTCTCCACGACCTCGGTATGTTGACCCTGATCGTAGTTGGACACATCCAGGGCCACTACCGCGGCGCACCCGGCCAATTTCTCTGCGATGTGCGCGGGGCCGCGATGTGTCCAGGTGAAGCCGTAGTTGTGCATCAGCCACGATTTCAGGGGATTGAAGATAAGGGCCTGCAAGGCCAAGGTTGGGAAGTTGGGGGCGGCCCAGGCAGTCCGCACTCGCTGGCGGAAGTGACCTGGAGCGCTAGCTATGCTTTTCTCAGCCGCGACTTCCTTCCCGAAGAAGTCGATCACGGTGCGGGGCTTCGAACGGGGGCCGCCCTCTTCCATAGTGACGGCGTCCGCCTGCTTCCGCCGGGTAATGGCTCGAACGAAGGCCACCCCATGGCGGGATAGGAGAGTAATGAAGTCACCGCGATGGACAAGCTCCGCGATGCTTCGCGCTTCCGCCACTCCTAGGCCGTAGCAATACATCTTCCACTCAGGCTCAATCACCGGACTGGGCACACCCGCACGGGATATCTTGCTGGCTTGGAATGGCTCTGGCCTGTAGTGAAAGTCCAGCTCCTGGATGATCTCCTCGACCAGCGCCACCTGCTCCTTCCGCGTGGCCTCCCCTCCCTTGGGGCTGTTCTGGGGCTTGGCAGAGCCCATGGGGTTCATGGGATAGCCCGTCACGGTCAACAGGTTGTAGAAGTTCGTGCGGACTCCAGGAAGCTCGGCCACCCCGGCCATGGTCTTTGCCGTCGGGAACTCTTTCGTTAGCCGCTCGGCCAGAGCCTCCTGAAACCTCAGGACCGTGGGATCGTCCGCTGCGTACTTACGACCCGCCGAGGCGAAAATCGCCTCGGAGCGGTCGGAGTGTACCTCGTCCAAAAAGCGTTTGAGTTGCGTTGGATGCCGGGAGTGTTGAAGGAGGGTGTCAGATATGGTCTGGTCTCGCATCCCTACACGTTCCCTTTCACCTGATGCATTGGTATGACCTCCGGCTGGAAGTCACCCGAGACGCACAGCAGCCGGACGAGCCAGCTCATCCCATCCTTCAGGTTGGCGTAGTACTGCACCTCCCCACGGGTCAGCGACTTCGGCCCCTGCTCCAGGAGGGAGTGGAAGTGGGCGCTCTCCAACACCGGCTGCGGATGGAGGGCTGCCCGCCCCAGATGGATGACGCCAAACCCTTCTCGCTGATGGGGCCAGGTGTCCTCCTGTGGAGTGTGGAGGTTGAAGGGGGCTGTGGGGTTCTTGACGGGACTGGGCTCCACGCCCGGAAGATGGACTTCGCATGAACGCACCATGAGCAGCATGATCACTCCTCTCCCGCTGAGATGATTG